AAAGATAGATGAAAATAGTAAAAATTTAAAAGTTTTAGATAGAGATGTAAGGAGTAAGCTTTTTAAACAGAAAACAGAACCTAATTTAGCAGATGTAAAAGAAAATGATATTTGGCTTAATCCTGATACAAACGTATGGAAGAAATTTTATAACGGAGTATGGAACTCTATATCTGAAGCTGAAATATTACCAGCTATGAAAATGTATAACTCTATTGATGGAAATATTATAAAGTTACAAGGTACAGCTGATAAAGTTGGAGCATATCTCTTAAATGAAGGTGAGAAATTTGGAAGCCTTAATGGAGAACTTGCTCATGTAACTTTTGATAAATTAGGACAATTCGAAGCAGAAAATCCTAATAATAGAGTTGCTTTAAATATTAAGGACCCAGCTAATCCTAGTGTAGTGACTTCACAAATATTATTAGGTGTTACAGACATAACAGATGAAAAATATAAAGATGTATCTTTTCAAGTTGGAGATGAAGCAACAGGGCATTATATACAATTTAAAAATAATCAAGCAAGAGTTGTAGAGAATGGAAAAACTATAACTGATATTAATAATTCATTGGAGAATGGAGATTTTACTATAACTGGTAGAACAAATTTTGATGGTTCTGCTAGATTTATTAGTCGTGGAACAAATGAAGTTATAACTATTACTAATGGTGCTATTGATTTTTACAGAGATGGACGAAGATTAACAAGAATTAAAAATATTAGATACGGAACCATAGCAACTGATAGTTCTGGAAGTGGAGTTGTGAATTTTGAAGGTTTTAAACAACCTATGATAGTTCTTCCAACTATAAAATCTGCTAATTTTGGTAAAAATATGGCGAGCATATTTTGTTACGCTGAGCATTTAGGTGGAGTTTCATACCGTTTCTTTATAGGTGGAACAAATGAAAACTATAGAGATGCTAATGCTATTAAAGCTATGGGAACTAGTTGGAGTACAAATAATGCATTTGTAACAACACTTTTGGGCATAACGGGTTATTTAGATGGGAAATACTATAAAGGTAACTATAAAGAATTTGGTGTAAATATTAAAAAAACAGCAAAGAACGGGGAAAGAAAAGCAGTCTTAAACGTTTTAAAAGTACCAACATTTAATGTAAAAGTTAAAAGAAATGGGGAAGTTATCTTTGATAAGAATTATTCTATTAATATAAATCATAAAGAACTACCTTATCAAATAGAGTATAGTATAAATCCATTAAGTATTGATGCAAATTTTAATATTTTAAAAAAATTTATAAATAGAACAAATATTACTTACACTTTAGAAATTACAATTTTAGAAAGTAATTTAGAAGTAAGTGGAGAATTTTATACTTCACATGGACATGATGTTGGAAAAGATGCATCAGGGGTAAAGTATGAATATTATCAATATAGTGGTGTTATATACAGTATAAACAATTCATCTTTTAGAAACTTATCAATAACTGCAAGTGCAGAAACTTCAACAATATCATCTGCAACTGGAAGTGGAGAGGTGCAATACATAGCAATGGAGGTCGATTAATATGTATTTTTATTTGAATAAAGAAAATTTATTAAATGGAGAAGTAGTAATTGTTTTTCAAACAGAAAATCAAATACATAACTATAAAGAAATAACAAATTTTGGAGAATTAGTAGAGTTTAAAGGAGAAAGTATTCCAGCTGTTTGGGAATATTCTGAAACAGAAGATGTAATGTATAACATAGAAGATAAGCCTAGTCCTTATCATATCCTTAAAAATAAAAAATGGATAGTTGAGGATAAGGAAGGTTTCAGAGAATATTGTTTTAATAATATAGACAATATAAAACAAGAGATTCTTGAGTATGGTTTTGATTATGAAATTACTAATGGAGATAAACATAGACAGAGATGTCGAGATAATGATATAGCAAAAATGGTAGCTACTGTTGTATCACTTCAATTGGCAAAATCACTTGGTTTAGAGCAAAAAGTAACATGGTACTTTGAAGATAATGTAGGAATGACTGTTGGATTATTAGAATTAGGTAAATTAATGCTTTTTGGAACAACATTCATTCAAAGCATCTATGATACCGAAAATTATTTCAAAACATTAAAGGATATTAAAAAGATTTCTAAAAATGAATTTGAAATAAAAAGAAAAGAATTACATATAAAAATAGTAGGAGGTAAATAATGGAACATATAACAAATGTTTTAGTTTATTCCAATAGATGTGAAGTTCTAGATAGTCATGTGTTTACAGTTGGAGATAAAGGTTTTCCACATATAAGACTAAAGTTTATTTATATGTTTGGGGCTGAGACTTTGCAAGGGAAACAATTAGAACTCAAATACATACTTCCAGATAAAAGTTATCAGGTTGAAAATATAAATGTAACTGAGAAAGATGAAGTATTATTTCCTATTCATTATAGTGTTTTCGTTAATGGTGGGTGGACTACTCTAAAAATAACTATTGTGGAAGGTGCAAATAGAATAACTTTAGATGACATAATTATAAAGACTAAAAAACTAGAAGCCGAGCAAGAGTTCCAACATAAAGATGTTAAAGCTATTGTTCAAACTGAAATAACTAAAATATCTAAAAAAATAAAAGAATTTGAAGAAGAAACAAAAACTGAATTAAATACTCTAAAATCTAATTTATCTCAAAATCTAGAAACTGAAAAAAATAGTAATATTGAAGCATTAAAGGAAGCATATAACAATGAAATTAAAAAATTGGATGGAGATGTTAAAAAAGTTGTAACAAAATATTTGAAAGAAAATACTGATACATTTAATGGAGAAATAGCAAAATTAACTGATGCATTAAATGGAAAAGAAAATTCTTTTGACAAAAATACAGCATTTAATAAAAACTTTGGAACAACAGCAGATACAGTTTTAGAAGGAAATAAGTTAGATGAAATAAATGAAAAATTCAAAACTGTTAATAATGAAATAGATACTAAGTTTAAAGGTGTTGCTGGAGGTAAAGTAAATCTTAATTTTATTCAAGATCCAGGAGAAAAAATTGAAGGTGAATATTATTTAGATAAAACTTCTGGGAAATTACATAGATGTATTAAAAGAACATCTAGCACTGTTAATTCTGCAGAGCATTTTAAAGATTATTCGTTAGAAGCAATTATAAGTGATCTTGAAAGTTTAACAGAGACTGGTAGTAATGAAAAAGGAAGTTGGTTCAAAGATAAAAGAACTGGATTAATTATACAATGGGGATTTATAAATTTAACTGTTACAAAGCAAGATTATGAAGAACACCCTGTAGATTTACCAATCCCTTTCTCTAATAGTTCATATAATACATCTGTTGCAAGAAATTATAACTACCATAATATAAGTGATGGTAAATGGAGTTGCATTCCTGAAACTAATAATAAAATGAAAATTTTAACATCTGGATTTACATATAATTTTGGGAAATTTGATGGATATTTTTGGATAGCGATAGGAAAATAAAATAGAGGTAGTTTAGTATAGCTACCTCTTTTAAAATGTGTTAAAAAGGCTCTCAGAAGGTCATTTTTTTAAGGAGGTATATATGTTTGTTTTATCACAAGCAAGCTTGGATAAATTGAAAGGTGTACATCCAAACTTGATTAATTTTTTTAAAGAATTAATTTTAATAAGCCCTTGGGACTTTAGAATTCTAAGAGGTGTAAGTACACCAGAAGAACAGAATAAATTGTATCAGCAAGGTAGAACTATAAAAGGATTTAAAGTAACAAATTGTGATGGATTTAGAAAAAAATCAAATCATCAAATAAAATTCAATGGGTTAGGCTATGCTGTAGATATTGGAGTTATAGTTAATAGAGTTTACAAAGGAACTTTGCAAGACTTCCATTATTATCAAGATATTTACAATATAGCAAAAAATAGTGGATTATTACAAAAATACAATATTGAGTGGGGTGGAAATTGTTGGAAATCATTCAAGGATGCCCCACATTGGCAAATCAAGGGAGCAGATAAGGTAGCTTTTAAATAAACAGTCTGGTCAGACAAAAAAAATAAATTTTAGGAGGTAGTAATTATGGAAAAGGAATTGTTATGGAATGTATTAGGTTATGTTGTATCATTGGTAGTTTATTTAATTTTGAAATGGAGATATGAAGGGAGAGAAGCCTTAAATAGAGAAGCTATTGAACAAGAAATATCTATAAAAGGTAAGGGGCTTGGAGAACTTAAAAAGAAAGCTGTACAAGAATTCATATCTAAATTGCCAAAACATTTGAGAATATTCATAAACGAAAATACAATAGATGCTGTAGTAGCTGAATTACAACCATTATTCAAGAAGTTAAAAGATGGAAAAAACTAAATTAAATCTAAGATTTTTATCTGATGGTAAAGCAATGCTATTAGATGATTATATCTATGACATTAATGGCTATCAGATAAAAGTCTTTAAAGGTTTTATAACAGATGGAGCATCTATTCCAAAATGTCTACAATCTATTTATAATCCTTTTGGAAAATGGATAAAAAGTGCTGTAATTCATGATTATTTATATTCCAAATATAATAACACAGGTATAAATAGAAAATTAGCAGATAAGATTTTTTATCATATTATGAAAGAAACTGAAGTAAATAGCAATACTAGAAAAAAATTTTATAAAGCTGTAAGATATTTTGGTGCAATGAGTTGGCAAGATAAAATAGAAAATGAAGGATACAAAGACCAGGCAATAATAGATCATACTAAGGAAGCAAGAGAGTATTATAACTACTGGAATACTATTTTAAAAATATAAAAAGGAGGCGAGTATGTTTGCAATTACACAAGAACACTTAAGCTTTATTGGTGGTGTCATAGCAATAGTTGCTTTCGTGAAAGGAATCACAAACAATATAGACAATAAAATTGAAAAAAATAATCAGTATTTAGAAAATCTTATTGATAAAAAATTAGATATAATTGTCTATGAAGCTAACAAAAAAAGTTTTGAACAATGGAGCAATGAAAAAGATAGAATTATAGAAGAAAAAATTTCTAAAATAGAAAACTCTTTTAAAAGTGATTTGCATGAGATAAAGGAATCCTTAAAAGAAATAAATCAGCATATGTTAAATTGTAAAAAGTAATGGGTAGGAAAAAATCCTACCCTCTTTTTTTATTAAAATATTAAATTAGTTTCAAGAAAAATCAAGTTATAAATTTCGGTAGTTAATTGAGTAAGTTTCAACTGAGAGCGGATTAAAGAGTTTTAGAGGTAAAGATGGCTTATATAGTAGTTTATACAAAGGAAAATATAGACCTGAAGAAG